AGTAACCCGTACTCCAAATAAAAGGAGACGGTAATCGGAGGGGGAGTCAGTTGGGAAAAAGTCAATGAAATCTACGGGGGAGTGTACACGCGAGTCTCACATCCAAGGAGGGTTATTTTTCCACATACGCTTCTACAGAAGGCTTCAGACGGCACAGGTTAAGAACTCCGAGCAGGGAATGGCTTCATACAAGATGAATGCGCCATGAGCTCCTAGGGGTGCACGGGACCAACGAAGTGCAACAGTGGGGATTGAGGCTCCAGCTGTATCCCCTACTCACACGGGTGACCCTACTCACACGGGAGCAACATGTCTCAGAGAAGTAATCACTCATCCCTTACAATATTTGTGCAGCACCCAACAACATCTAGGAGACAGTAAATGGAATTAGTAATTGAGCAAGACGGTATAAGCTTGACAATAAGCTCGGAGGAAGAATTGGACCTCACATATCTGCAGGACTTCTTAGCATCTTTGTATGGTGAGGAAGAAGAAGAGTTCGAGTTAGACGAAGACGGTACTGCTTGGTGGTTTGATGAAGACGAAGAAGTTTGGTACTACTTCGATGAGGACGAAGACGACTGGGTTGCTTACGAGTAACACAGGGTAGCCGGGGTGGACCAATTGGCGCACTACCCCGGCGGTATCAACCGATTTATTTTTTTGTTTTTTTGGCTACTAATAGCAAACAGTATATGTTACTATGTTTGTAAAGTAGCAGATACTATGCATATCTAGCGGAAGCGGAGTAGCGCAGCGGTAGAGCGGCGGACTCATAATCCGCAGGTCGGTGGTTCGATTCCATCCTCCGCAACCAAACAACACCAGCTACGCCTCTACATGTAAGCGCACCCCAGCTGGTTTTCTATACAAGCTTATCCAGCGGTAAGTCACCGCATCAATACATATTAAATTTCTTAAAGCCACCAGCCACTGGTAGGCTGCAATGATATTGCACATATAAAGATATTACATTTATGCTAACACAGCAAGACTTGCAAAATTTTTTAAACGAATACGAAGCCCTCAGAGGGATAGAAGTAACTTACGAGAGTGAGGTTAAGAAGGCTATAGCACCTCAAGTCGTAATGTTAACTGGCATGGTCAACGTAAAGGGAACTCCTCATTTGTTTGAGAGTGAGATAAACCTTACAGAGTTTCATAGTAGACAAGACCTGATCCATTTGGGTGGCGCAATACTCAAGGCTTTTGATAAGGCCGGAGTAGAAAGACTAGGCTAAGACATGGCGGCAAGAATTAAAAAAATTAAACACGACGAGAACACTAGGCTCAAGATCCAAGCGGCTCAGCTAATTAACCGTTTGACAAGCCATGCCAATGGCGAAGTTGAAATGAGTCCTACTCAGGTACGTGCAATCGAGATTCTTTTGCGTAAGATCCTTCCTGACTTGTCTGATGTCAAAATGGAAGTTGATGCGCAACCAATTACTTTCCAGTTGGATTTGACAGGAAAGAAGAAGGACAAGGAGTCTGAGTAATGGGTCACGCTCCCACTTGGATACGTCAGAGCTACGGCAAAGTCAAGAAGTTTGCTGACGGCGGATCTGCATTTGATGCGGACAGCGAAGACTATGATTACGAAACTGCAAAGCGTTACGGCATGGGTCCAGATGGCACGGGAGAAAATCTTGGTCACTGGGGTTCTCGTGTAGAGCTAAACGAAAAAGATCGTCCCAAGGATTTGCCAGAAGGAACTGGCATTATGTTAAAGGGATCTAAGCATGAGACTTGGGATAAGGCGATAAAAGGCGAAGACGAAGCTGGTTACGACGTTGTTAAACGTGGCAACCGTTACTATTCAATACCAAGAAAGAACTAGTGGAAGTCGTTAAATACTCACCTCCGGGAAATGTAGCAGCGCTGTTTCATCAATCAGATGATTTTGTAAGAGGGCTGATGGGGCCAGTAGGTTCCGGCAAAAGCTCATCTTGCTGCGTGGAGATTGTAGCTAGGGCGCTCAGGCAAAGACCGAGCAGAGACGGCATCCGTCGTTCCCGCTGGCTAATCATCCGTAATACCTATCCGGAATTAAAGTCCACGACGATCAAGACTTGGGAGACTTGGTTTCCATCGAACGTAGCCCCAATGAAATGGGATACGCCGATCACCTCGACGATGAAGATCAACAACATCGGTGACGGAACGGGGATGGAGCTAGAGGTCATGTTTATGGCGCTAGACAAACCAACCGAGACAGGTAAGCTGCGGTCGCTTGAATTGACTGGCGCATGGATCAACGAAGCATCTGAGATTCCAAAAGAGATCTTCGATATGGTTACGCAGCGTGTGGGTCGTTACCCATCAAAGCTAAATGGTGGACCAAGCTGGTGCGGGATTATTCTTGATACTAACCCGTGCGACGACGATCATTGGTATTACAAGCTGGCAGAAGAAGAGCGCCCAAAGGAATGGAGCTTCTACCGTCAGCCGGGTGGAATGTACCGCACGGAAGAAGGAGAGTATCTCCCCAATCCTGATGCAGAGAATATTCTCAACCTGCCGGGTGGCTATGGGTACTACATGCAACAGATCCCATCGAAGCCTGAGGATTGGATAAATGTTTTCTTGCTTGGTAACTATGGATCTACTAAAGACGGTAGACCAGTTTACCCAGAATACAACGACAAGGTTCACTGCCTACCTAATAACGTGGAAGCTGAGCGCGGCTTACCAATCGTACTTGGATGGGACTTCGGTCTAACCCCAGCTTGCGTAATCATGCAAGTAACAGGGCGCGGTAAGATTATTGTACTTGATGAGTTGGTATCAGAAGATATGGGTATCCGTCAGTTCGCTAATGACGTGGTTAAGCCTATGATCATGAACAAGTACAACGGCTTTACTCTGCACTCGGCTGGCGACCCAGCTGGAAATATTAGGGCGCAGACGGATGAACGCACCTGTCTTCAGGAACTACTTGAGGCAGGTATCTATACCGAGCCTGCTCCAACGAACGACTTCATACCAAGACGTGAGGCTGTGGCTTTCTTCATGACGAAGATGGCTGACGGTGAGCCTGCGTTCTTGCTGAACCCAAGGTGCACAACCCTGAGAAAGGGATTCCTTGGCAGATACAAATATGAGCGGATCAAGACATCTGGTGCTGCTCGCTATAAAGATAGACCAGTCAAAGACATCTACTCGCACATTCAAGATGCGATTCAGTACGGATGCTTGAAGGTCAGAAGCGGCTTAACTCCTGCAAGGGCTAGGTCGGTTACAAAGAGATCCTCTAAAGGCTGGACATGAGCTATGTAAATCTACAACCTCCGATTCAGGTGGACATTAAGGAAGACGGCGACCTAGAAGAAAATCGTGGTTTCGAAACGAATCTTGCGTCGTATGTTAAGAAGTGCTGGGACGAAGCAAAGACTGCTAAGACTCTAGTTACCGAACGTCTTTTGAAATGTGAGCGTCAACGTCGTGGAGAATATGATCCAGAACGTAAGGCTGATATAGCAAGAACTGGCGGGTCAGATATCTTTATGATGTTGACTGACGTTAAATGCAGAGCAGCCGAGTCTTGGATTAAGGACGTTATGCTCAATCAGCAAGAGCGCGTCTTTGATTTAAAGCCAGCTAAGAATCCCGATATGCCTCCAGAGATGAAGAAGGCAATTGTGGATATGGTCAGAACTGAAGCAGAAGAGTATATCAACGAAGGTGGAGACGTTCATCCAGAGACATTCAGAGCTCGTATGGAAGAAGTCCATGACGCAATTGTTCAGCGTTTGCGCCAAGAGGCTGAGGACTCCGCACGTCGTATGGGCGACAAGATTGAAGATCAGCTAGCTCAAGGTAAGTTCCATGAGGAGCTGCGTAACTTCATTACGGACTTCGTTACATTCCCTACAGCAATCATGAAGGGTCCAAACGTAAAGCGCCGTAAGGCGATGGCGTGGGGTCCGGATTTCCAGCCGATCGTTACTACTGAGTTTGTTCGTGAGATGGAACGTGTCAATCCTTATGACATATTCCCAGCTCCTGCGTCAACTGGCGTCAACGATGCATACCTGATTCAGCGTCACCGTCTAAACCTAAATGGTTTGGAAGCAATGAGCGGAACTCCCGGTGTCAATGAAGATGCGCTGGCTACAGTACTTGCTCGTTTTGGTAAGGTTGGATATCGCAGCTGGTTACAGGGCGACAGTGAACGCCGCGACTTAGAAGGAAAGCCTTTCCGTTTCCCAATCAATACGTCAGAGATTGAAACCATTGAGTTCTGGGGAACAATCAATGGTCAGTGGATGATCGAGTGGGGTATCAAAGACCCAACGATTATGCCTGAGATGGAATATGAAGTGAACTTATGGTTCACTGGCGGAATTGTTTGGAAGCTTATCCTTAATCCAGATCCATTAGGCGAGCGTCCTTATGAGATAGCATCATGGGAAGATGTTCCTCATAGTTTCTGGGGTGTTGCTATGCCTGAGATAATGCGCGATACGCAGATCATGTGTAACGCAGCAGCTCGTAGCTTAGCAAACAATATGGCTCTTGCTTCTGGTCCACAGGCTGAAGTTACAGTCGATCGCTTACCTGACGGTGAAGACTTAACCGAGATCTATCCTTGGAAGATCTGGCAGGTTACATCAGATAGAACTGGTGGCGGTCAACCAGCTGTACGATTCTTCCAGCCTAATATGAACGCAGATGTTCTGCTGTCAGTATTCAGTACATTCGCAAGACAGGCTGACGAAGTAACTGGCATACCGAACTACGTGTATGGATCATCTGCTGTTAGTGGCGCAGGTCGCACAGCTAGTGGTTTGTCTATGCTTATGGACAATGCATCTAAAGGTATCAAGCAAGCTGTTGCAAACATAGATAAAATAGTAAGTGGTATTGTGCAAAGACTATATCTGCACAATATGATGTTCGATACAGATCCTTATATCAAGGGCGATTTCAAAGTTGTTGCCAAGGGTGCTATCGGTCTCCTGCACAAAGAGACTCTTCAGATGCGCCGCAATGAATTCCTCATGGCTACAGCTAATCCGATTGACTCTCAGATCACCGGCGTTGAAGGTAGAGCATATCTTCTGCGTGAGGCTGCTCGCGGTTTGCAAATGGATACAAGTAAGATCGTTCCAGATGCGAATACTTTTGAAGAGCAGAAGATCCAAGCGCAAGCACAGATTCTTGCTCAACAGATGTTGCAGCAGATGATGCAGCAAATGCAGCAACCGGCACCGGGGCAGCAGCAGCCAGAGGCTCCCCAAGCACAATTACCTAGCGGAGAACCGGCTGGCGGACAGATGGCAAATACAGTTCAACCTATGCAGATGGCAGACGGTGGTCCTGTAGAACCAATGGCAGATAGAGTTATAAGATCATTAGCAATGAACGGCGCAATCTAAGAGGGCAATCAAATGGCAAAATTATTCAAAGGTAAAGAAACTCCCGCAGAGGAAATGGCAGAAGCCAAAGCTCTCAAGGGTGGCAAGATCAGCAAAGAACAATATGTAAAAGGCGAGAAGTCCGAAGGTCATGGCAAAGGTGCTAAGGCTAAGGCTGACGCAATCAAGTCGGGCAAGATGAGTCCTAAGCAATATGCCGATATGGAAAAAGAAGAAGGCATGAAGAAGATGGCTAATGGCGGTATGGCTTGCTCACCAAAGAAAATGGCGAACGGTGGATTCGCAGATCGTGATGTACGATCAAAGACTGATGGTTGGGCTGCACACGGCTCACGTCAATTCCAAAAGAAAGCAGACGGCGGTATGGCATCTAAGTGCATGCCGGGTATGTCAGGTACAGGCAGACGTTCTAGCCAAGACTACGGGAAATAAAAAATGGGATACGCACCAGATTGGAATCGCAAAAGCATGGCGAAGACCGGAGGCTCTAAGGTCAAGGAAGGCATCGTCAGTAAACCATTATTTCACGGAGCAAAAGAGAACCAACCTTCTCGCGAAGTAAGACGCTTTGCTGATGGCGGAGAGGTTTATGATGAGACAGATAAAGGAATGTTTGGTAACGATATCAAGTTTCGTACCGACTACTCCGGCCCTGAAGCTCGCAAATACGTAGCTACTCCTCAATCACCTATGGGTGGCAGCGGTCCTTCTGAGACTCGTTACTACAGCATGGACGATGTAAAGAACTTCTTTACAGGTGGACGCAAGCAAGAAGCCGATACTGTTTCTACAGCTACAGCACCAAAGACAAGTGGCGAACCAGCTCCAAGCGCAGAGAACGAATCTCGCAAGATGAACATTGCGGCATCAGCAGTTAAGGTTATGAGTGAGCCAAAGAAAGAGAATGGAGTGTTCTCTAACTTTAAATCAACAGAGCCTGAGTTCAAGCGTGTTGATGTAGAAGCATCGGCACCAGTAGAAGCAACTAAGCCATCAAAGAGAGCAGCATCAAGTCCAGCAAGAACATCTGCTGCAGCTGCTCCAGCAAGATCTACTTCTTCTACTGCGCCAGCGAGAGGATCAGCTCCAGAAGCAAGATCCACATCAACAAGATCTAATACGTCTGGAAGAGTTTCTGCTGAACCAGTAAGTGAAGCAGATGTTACTTCAGCTCAAGAAGCTGGAACTAAATTCGCTACGTTAGCAAACTACGTAAAGAATTTACCAGCAGGAACTTCTCCTGAAGACAGAGCAAGAATTGGTCAGTTGATGCGTGATGCTCAGACAGACTATGAAAACAAAGCTAAGAAGGTTCGCCGTTCGTGATAGCGCAACCAGATAAACGAGTCATCCAAGCTTTAAACACTTTGGATGGCAATCCAGATTTCGATGTGATCAAGCAATGGCTGGGGATCACTCTAAAAGATTTACAAGAGAACGGTGCTTATACCAAGGACGAGGTTCAATCTCGCTGGAATCAAGGCGCCTCTCAGTTGATCTTGGAGTTCCTCAAGAAAGCTGACACAGCAAGAGAAACACTTAAAAAGTTTTAGCCCGTTGGGCGACCCGTGCTAACCGGTTTTAGTTAGCAATAATGAACACTGGTTTTGTAAACGCAGATTACCTTTCGAGGGCTCTGTTATTTACGAGATCCGGCTCATGGAGAATGTATGGCAATTCCACGCGCAGTCCGAGAAGCGGCTGAAAAAGCCGAAGCACTTCACAAGCAGGTTTATGAGAAACCCGCCGACGAAGAAACAAAACCTCAGCCTCCAGCTGAACCAGAACCTGAAACGACTCCCGCAGTCGATCCTGATCCACAGCTTCCGAATTCGGATGCTTCTGCTGTTGCTCCACCCAGCGAGCTGCCAGACCAGCAGAAAAAGGATGATCAATGGGAACACCGATATAAGGTAATCGAGGGTAAGTACAGAGCAGAGGTACCGCGATTAGCGGCGGACAACCGAGAGCTTCGTCAGAAACTTGATGCGCTTTCGCAAGAACTAGAGAGTATGAAGAGTCAGGCGAGTAAGCCGAACTCCTCACTCATCAACCAAGAAGATCGAGAAAAGTATGGAGATGATCTGCTCGACGTTATGAAGCGAGCAGCCCAAGAGCAAGTCTCTTC